TTTGATTTAGTCTCTTCTGGTGAATCTCCGTCAACCATTCCGGTCCCCGGATTGATCAGGAACGCCTCAGCCCGCCTATACTCAGTGGGATTCACCGCTACCCCGGATAAATCTTTGAGCGATTGGGAGAATACTTGGCCTGCCTCCGCCCTGTAGGTCTTGAACGCATTCAAATACTGCTCGTCTTCCGGGCTGAGACTTCCGGCCGAAATTTTGTCCTTTATCCCAGCCCACACCCCCTTTGCTTGTCCGCCGTAGGTCGCAAAACTTGGATCAAAGGAATCCCTTATTCGGATCGTATTTTTAAGTACGTCCGTTGCCTTGAGCAGATCTTCCTCTACCTTGTTTTGCGCCGCCTTCCCGAGGCCGGAATTTGCGGCAAGATCTCTGCCCCCTCCTACGCGCACGCTCGTGCCGTCCGGAAGATCCACATTCATTTGCTGTTTGTTGGGGTCCCATTTCGGCCCGCCCGTTCCCGGTATTGGCTGAATTCCTTCCATCCCACGGCCCTTGAAGACGGCCACGGGTTGGTTGGTTTCGCCCATCTGGACGGTGTCGATTTTGGGCGTGTTAAGTTCGATCTGCTTGGAATAGTCCAGTGCCGCGAGCTGCGCCTTGTCGAGATAGGCGTTCAGTTCTTCGTCACTGCCAAACCCCTCCGGAAGAAGGTCGACCCTGCCGCCCTTCTGAATCCACCATTGCCGGAAGCCAGGGTATGATTTCGGGTTGGCCTTGATGTAAGGCACCGACTTCATTGCAATGCCGAGCAGTTCTTTTTCCACCTGGATTTGCTTGAGCCTTCCTTCAGGGTCGGACTTGTTGAGCATCGACCCGATGGTGGCAACGCTTTTGGCCCCCTCAACATTGCCTTGCCGAAGTAGCGCATTAGCCGCATTCTGATATGTGCCGGAGCCGGTCGCATCCGATCCAGGAGCGCCGTTTCCCCCGAACGCTGAAGAAAGGGCGTTCCTCGTCTGAACCTTGTCCTGGAGCGCCATATTTGCCAGGGCGTTTTGGGTCTCGGCCTGCTTGATGGCGGCGACCGTGGTCAAAACTTTCGCCATGTCCGGCCCGTAGTTTGTATTCAGTTCGGGCAACCCGTTTGCCATTATGTTTCTCCTTTAGCTGGGCCAACCGAAGTAGTTCTTGGCGTAATTGGCCTGGTCAGAGGTTAACCCTGCGTTCTTATTCAGCATGCTATAGAGCAAGTAGTTATTCATCCCGGAACTCATCCCGCCCGTCAGCGCATTGGCGGAATTAATGTACCCCGACGCCTTGGCGTTCCCCGCCGAGAGGATGTTGTTTGATGCCGCGTTGGCATAGCTCGTGCCAGCCGATGTGGTGGTGTTGGCGCTGTTCTGGCCCAGCCCGGCCACCGACATAAGCGAGTTCAGATAGTTGTTGTAGGTCTGGTCCGCCACCCCCTGAGAGTAGGTTGTGAGAGCTTTTCCAGCCGCACCCGACAGGAGCCCGCCTCTTGCCGCCGCACTTCGCTCGATGGCCTTCGTTCCCTCGCCAACCTGGAACTGGTAACCCGGAGTTGCGCGGAGTATCCCAGTGAGATCCAGGGGCGTCCCTGCCGTGGTTGACGTGCTTGAGGAGAGCGCGTTTTTGTAGTCCTCCAGCGCCGCGTTATACTTGGCGTAGTCGTACTGCGCGGATCCGGGAGCCGTGTTTCCGAAAGCCGTCTGTCTAATTTGCCCCGTATCGGGGTCGAGGTAGTACGATGCCGCCGCCTGCGGGACAAATGACTCGGGCGAAGTAGCCCGCTGCCGGGTGGCCGCGTTTGCCGGTGTCCCTATCCTATAGTCCTCCAGGTTCGGCGCTTTAAGAGACGTTGCGGTCACCCCGCTTGCACTGGAAGCCGTAGTCCCGCCTCCGTAACCGGGTATTCCCAGGATTTGCGCTATGTAGTTTACCGCCGCTCCGCCCGTTTCTCTCCACGGAGCTTGATCTTCCCGGGCCGTGTCGTACATGTATTTTTGAAGCTCGTTTGCCTCTCTGGACGCCGCAACTTGAGCGTCGGCCGCATCGGATGACGCATCGGAGCCCATGAGCCCGCCAATAAGAGAAACACCGCCACTTACCGCACCGCCAATGTCAGGCATGTTGCTCCTCCAAGAATTCTTGGTACTTCTCTGTTATACCCGCCCCGAACTCGTGCCAGAAAGCGGGTCCCTGCTGTGCCGCCCAAACTGGACCGCCGGTCAGCAGCAAACAGTAATGGATAACAGCCATAAGGCTGTTTCTGATCATAAAGCACGTCATGGCATCATCCATGTTGCCCTTCGCGAGCACGTTTGAGTCCTGCCATTGAAGGAAGGCGCTCATCAGGAGCCCGGAAAGTGCCCTGATGTTGTCCTGGTAGAACGGGTTTGTCGGGATATCCCCCATGGCTGTTCGAAAGGCCGCGTTTACCTCATCGGGCGTTCTTTCCTTATCGCCGTCAATGAGATCGTCCCAGAGATGGCCGACAAAAAGTATGTCGATACAGAAACGAACGGCGTCTATATTCCCGCGCAAGTAGAATGCGAGGCGCTTGGCAAGCTCTTTTTGCCGCTCGGTTTCTTTTTCCCGCCAACCCGTCATGTCCCTGCCTCTTCCGTCAGTTCCACGTCCGTTAAAAAACAGTCTATCGTCTCAAGGTCGTCTTCCAGCGCGTCCCGCTGCGCGATAAGGCTTGCCTTGTCGATGGGGAGGAGTTCGGGTTTGCCGTCCGAACCCAGGATTTCCGCGCCGGTGTCCGGGCAGAAGTTTCTTTTCTCCAGGAAAAACCGTCCGGATACGTTCAGTATCCTGACCGTCCCCGCCGATTTCATTGCGCAGTACTTTCTGAGATCCATTGGCTATCCTTATGACGTTGCGGTCGCCCCGATATTTTCAAGAACTGTCAGGATTGAGTTTATTGCGGTCCTTGCCTGCGCATCCACCGTTGCCCCTCCAGATGGGTCAGCGATATGTGCCTGTTGGTAGAGCTTCAGCACCGCCCCGTTTTCGGTCCGGGTGTGGAAGCAGGCATTCCCAACGGCGGCGTCGTCCACCCACAATTGGGCCGAGTCCGCAGGAGAACTTCCCGGAGCCGTCCCGGTCGCCATGAGCAGAATTCGATTCGCCTCATCCAGATATGAGGAGTCGCCGAGATATATTTTCCCATCCTTCAAAGCGTTGCTGTTAAGGGTCAGCGCTTCTCCGGTAGCCGCTCCCCCCTTGACAACCTGCCCGCCCGCTCTGCCCGCGAGGAATAGATACTGGCTGTGATCGTCATCGGTTAACCCCGTCAGCGCCGCCCCATGGTCGAGCTTACCACCCCCTGCCGTGTTCTGGTGGGAGTGCGTTGCATTGCTGAAGTCCGCAATGACTGGCAGGGTGAGAGTTTTATTTGTCAGCGTCTGCGTATCGGTGGTTCCGACGAAAGCCCCTGTTGGCGGCGCTTTGGTCGTATCGGCCAAGTTGCCGTCTGTGTCGAACTTGGCTACCTTCCCGGCAGCGGTCGGCAGGGCGTCTGTCTTCTGGTTCAGGACAAGTCTCAATTGTCCCTGCATCCACTCGTTGAATACCCGGTTGGGAACGCCCCGGTTATCAACTATGGCAACCCGTGGTTGCTCCCTCACTGCCTGGATAGCCATCAGTGCGTCCCCGTTCCGGCCCTCAAGTCCACTCCGAGAATCCCCCACTTCCGGGATGCCGATACTTTGATCCTGTAAGCCCTGTGGCGTGATCTTCCCAGCCTTCGCGCCCGGACTTCTCCCGTGTAGTTTCCAACGGTTCCAACGCTTATCTGCCGCTCGGAACTCCAGGTCTTCCCCCCGTTCTCCGTATAGTCCAGCATCAATTGCGGGTCGGTTTCACTGTCGGCGACAAGCCCCGTTTCCAACTGAATCACAAGTTCACTATGGAAAACCCATTCCGTTGAATTGATTTCGGAAAGCGTCCAGACCCGCTGAATCTCGGTTCCGTCCTCATCAAAGATATCCAGGCTCATCTCGTAGATCTTGCCGTTTTCGTAATCCCCCACGAGGTGCTTCCCGGCATAGTTCACATACCAATTCCCCCGGTGGCGTCCATTGTCCGGGAAGCTCGCCCGCCTGTGCCATTGCCCGGTTTTGAGATCTAAAACGAAAGTTTTATTCTCGGTCGGGAAGTTGCAGACATAGAACGTGTGCCCGCCCTCCGCGTACCCGTAGGCTTTGGCGTCGGATACCACACTCATGTGGTCGAGCTGGTAGCTCATGAGGTCATCAGATACGATCTGCGGCGTGTAGCCGTTTGCGCGAACAAACAGCCTTTCGCCTGTCTTCGGGTCTGATGCAAGCCACAGGGGAGTATTGTCGATCAGAATGGCTGAATCTGCGGCAAGAATGCCATGCTCGATAAACCCGCCCGAGAGCCGTTCGATGGGAAATGCCGCCGCGCCGGAGTTGTAAAATACTTCCGTAGTGTTCAGCCCGAACAGCCACAGTTCCCGATGGCTGGTGAGGCTCTGGATTACATTGTCCGGACGTCCCTCGGCGCTTGCAAAGTCGAGAGCATCCCACGTGGTGCCGTCGTAACTGCCGGAAATGCCGAACGTCCCGGTATCCGGAGCGTGCCCGATGAAATAGCCGTCCAGGTAGGCGAGGGAACCGAACCAGATGTAATCAGCGTCGGTTATCTGAGCGAATGCGGCTGTTGCAATGGTGTAGATGTAGCCCGCCGTGCCGTCTACGATCATTATTTGCGCACCATTGTCCTCGATGTAGCACGGCCCCGTAAGGGTATTTAGCGTGCCCAGGTGCGTGCACACCCCGCCCGTTGTGCAGGAATAGAAGCGGTTTCCGGTGACGAAGTAGAGAAGCCCGTTTACAATCTTTCCGCACCGGCCCTGTCCGACGTAGGCCGGATCTTTCCACGTGAGAAGGCCAGGAGTGCCGTAGACAGCCTCCATCATCCCGCTCCCGCGCTGCTCGGCAACAAAGAAAGCGTTCATATCGCCTTCGACCATGCGGGGCTGGTACTTGGCTCCAAGAAGGGGGATTTTCATCTACTAGCCCTCGTTTATCGAATATCTGCGATAGGGGCGGACGGATTCCACCTTTACGGTATTTGCCCTTGCGGATGCGTTTTTAGCCATTATGGCCTCTTTTGCATCCGCCAATTCCTTGTAGAGCACCGGATCCACCGGACGTCCGAATTCGGATGCCAGGTCGAGATACAAGTTCAACTTGATCGTTCTCTTGTATCCGGGAGGAAAAACGATGGTATCGGTAAGAGCAGTGGGTTCGGTCAGGGGCTTCAGGGTATAGATGTTGAGCGTGTCTCCCGCCGCTCCGAGAGGATAGAGATAGATTTTGCCGAGCGGGTTTTCCGGGTTGTAGAAAAGTTCTTCCGGAGTTCCGCCCAAGGATTTCTGCGCACGCCCACCATAAACTGCCGGTCCTATTATTCGCAGCGGATAGTCAAGCCCACCGCTCGAAACATATGCCCCGGCAATCTGGTCAGGGCGCGTCGTATCGAAGTCCCCGCCCGTTCCAATCGTATAGGGGGCGGCTCCGGTGATGGCGAGCGACTCCCTTGTCTGCGCGTAAATCATGAGGCCCTGCGAACTCCAGAAGTCCAGGATATATTGCAGGGCCTCCAATCCGTCCGCCGAAAGATCGGCGTCGGGTGATTGCGCCGTGTCAAGGGCTCCGCAGAGACGGAGTGCGGACTTTATGAGATCATGCGCGGTTGTCGCCATATTATCCGTGTCCTATTGCCACGTGGGGGATGATGACGCGCGGTGCGCCTGCCTTCTTGTCTCTGGCCTCGCTGGCCGCTTTTTTGAGCATATCCGCGACCTGCATGGCGACATTCGGTTCCCATGTGTGCGTTATCTGCGCCGGTCTCCCGTTGGGTGATGTGCTCGTTTCCGTAAGAAAAACCATACCGTCATTGGTGAACCCGATTTTCATGCCCAAAACTCCTGTACGGTGACTTCGCACGGCTCCGTTTCCGAACCGGCGAGTTTCCTTATCTCCAGTTGGGTTTCGTCGTAGTTGAGCTTTATGGCGTGAGCCATAAGGACAACGCGGTCCTCGTTTTCCGGGGCGTTCATGGACAATCGCCAGATCGCCTTGAAAAGCTTTTCTTTTCCGGCACCCACCGGAAGGACCACCCCAAACTCTGCGCGTGCGTAGTCCGCCAGTTGCCGAGCGGAGAGGTCTTCCAGGTCGAACCGTTGATTCATCAAATGGCGGGATGCGGTGATGGGCTTATTGTGCTCCACCCACCCCTGCATCCGCGCCTTTTCGTCTGCTTCGGTGTCCTCTACAACAACAGGCTCCAGCCAGTCATGGTAGCGCCAGGCTGGGTATTTCTTTTTCTCTCCGGGGAATCCCGCTACAAAGATCCCGTCCGGTTGATGGTTCTCTGGATTGCTCATTCTGTCTCCAGGTATTCCGGTTGCGGCATTACGCCGTGTTATCCTTCCGCGCCCCATATTCTTGCGGCCATTTCGGGGTAAAGCGACTTCACCCCATACAGAACATCGAGTCTGCAGACTTCATCGTCGGTGTCGATGTCGTAGTCTTTGACGATTCTGATGGACAGGCCGTTGTAGGTTTCACGAGCCCCCCAAACGCCATGAGGCATTTCCAGGGGCACGGTCACGAGAGCGAAGGCATTCTTGTGGAACGCCAGGTTCTGCGGGTAGGGCTCGGCAATCGTCCCGACAATCGTTACGGCCGCACTCGCCGCAGGCAGCGTATCGACAGTTGCGTAAGGGCCGGTATCGACCATGGCCGGTTCGAAGTAGACCGTCACCGCGCCGCCTGACGTGGTTTCAGTCACCGCGCAAGACGCATCGGCGGTAACGGTGAATTGCCTCAACTGCCCGGTGGAATCCCCACTCATCGGGTTCACAGCGTATACCCCGGCAATTGTGAACACGTCTCCGGTTTTGAGAGCGCGGGTATTCACGATCTTGAAGTCGATCATCGGATAGGACTTCTGATCCGATCCCAGGAGCCCGGACCCTGCAGCGGTTTGCACCTTCAGGGCCGCTGTGGACCCGGTTGCGTGAAACTGGCCGGTGGTGTGCGTCTTGATGTTCTGGTCCATGTAAATATCGAACCCGGCGATTGTGCCACGGTAGCCCTTCGGAGGGCCTCCGCTTGCAACTCCGCCCTTCAAAGCCCCGCCCGCCACGTCCTGCACGTAAAGGGATTTAAGCGCGTTTGCGAGGCTCCAGTTCGCGGCCGGATTCAAGGCGATGGAACGGTCTTCGGGCGGGCACGCCTCCTCGTCCATCTTTTGAGCCGCTTTGCCGAGCACGATGAACGATTCCGGCGTGATGAACCCGGTGGATTCCCATACGGAGTTTGCTACATCATCGTAGAGGGCACACACATCCGCGTCCATCGTGTTGGCAAGGGCGGCGGCGGCGGGCTTGACGTACCGTTCCGAGTACTCTTCGATGGTGAGCGTCAGATCCTTACTGTTGAACGCCCAGGAAACGTGCGCCTGAGTCGCAACGGTAAGGGTGATGCTCTGTTCGGTGATGGTCGAAGTCGAGCGGGTCCTCGACTTGGTTACGCGGAACTTGACCGGCTTCCTTATGGAAACCGATCCGCCGACTTTCTTGAATTCGTTGACATATTTCCTGTGCACAAGGTTGCCCATGACGAGGTTGTTTTCGAGCAACATCAGGGCTTCTTTGGCGATAACGGTAGGCGTAAGCAGGGTATGGGTGCTTCCCATGTCTTAACTATCCCCTTTTGCGCCGGTACTCCCTGTACTCTGCGTTTGACATCTTGTTCGGGTCTTTTGTGACCACGGAGGATGCCCCACGAACCGGGTTGATGGGAGGAGGCGCGTTTGAGATTCGCTTCTGTGGCCTCGGCTCGGGCTGCGGTTCTCCTGGTTCTTCCGCCTTTGCCTTGTCCGCTGCTATCCGGTCTGCGATTGCGCCAATCTCCCGACTCATGGCCTCGGGGGAGAGCCTTGATATTTTTGCCGTCTCTCGGATATTTTTGCCGAGGTAGTAGATGATCTCAGCGTGCGGAATGTCTTTTGCTTCCCGCACGGCCTGGAGGATGTCTTTGGTAAGAGGGACTACAGGATCGGTCACGATTTCTTCGAAGTCTCCGAACTGTGCGACCCCTTCCGCCATCATGGAACTTGTCCATGACTGGAGGCTTTGCGCGTCCTGCGCTTTGGCCGCTTCCGCGCGCTCTTCGTCCTGTTTCCGGAGCTTCATATCCACCTTGTAGTCGGTGAGCGCGTCGAGGTACTCCTCATCGCTTTGGAAGTCCTCGGGTTTGGGCTTGTTTGGTGCGGGTTGTTCCACCGGCTGTTTTGCTTCGGCGGATTTTTTTTCCGCCTGCCGCTGCCAGTAGCCCGCACGGGCATACGATTTCTCAAGCTGCTTTTTCAGCTCTTCGTTTTCGGCGGCGAGCTTCTCATGGTCTACCTGCGGCTGCTCGTCGGTTTCCCCCTGGCCCTCTTCCGGCTTTTGCGCTTCGGGTTCGGTTTCCTCGGTTCCCGTCACTCCGGAAGCGGGGACTTCGTCTTTCTTGCGCGTTTCCTCCGGAACCTCCGGGGCGAATTCCTCGGGGAGGCTGTCAAGCTGTGCCTCGAAATTTTCCGGGATGAACTGCACCGATTCCACAAACTCTTTTCCGTCTTCATCTTCGTCGGGTGATGCACCCATAAAACCGTCTCCTATTCAGGGTATTCCATACATGCGGTCCAATCCGCGTCGGGTCTTCCGAACAGATCGGCCGTGTTCCCGCTCATCGAACGCACAAACCGGCCAATAGGCCGCGCTGCAAGTTCGGTCCAATACCAGAGGTGATGCCTGTGATCGTTTTGGAGTTTCTTGTCACTGCCGGGCAGGTATCTGTCGTACCAATGGCCGGAATGGTCCATCGGGCACCCGGCAAGAACGATTCTGAGATAATCCAGGGTGATGCCGATCTTGACGGCGAGAGCCGCCGTAGTACCGTTCCAGCCCCGGCCGTCTTCCTTTATCCAGCGGTAGTCAAAGCCTGTGCTGCCGGGGTTCCAGCAGTGCTTACGAACATCTGACGGGAGGGTCAGTGCAATCTTCTGCATGGGCGACATATGCGAGTCGCCGCAGACGAAATGCTCGTATCTGCCGGGGTAGGCCAGCGGCATGTGGTTTATGAGCATGGTGTCAAAAGGTGCCGGATCAAGGTCGAGGAATGCCGCTATGTCATCAAAGACGCATGCCCCATCCCCGCAGATAAGAAGCACGTCGCGGTGAGGTTTGGGACGGATGGTCTCCAGTTCTACCGGTTCCATTTTCCACCAATCGTCCGGGTCTACTTTTGTCGGTCTGATAGCCATGCTTCGTCTGGTTCCCCGAGTATGATTTTTGTGTATCCGCTCATCGAACGGACCTGATCTGATTCCGGCAGCTGCTTGAAATCCAGCCAGGCCCGGTAGGACTCACCCGTCCAGCGCGGTCCCTTGATTCCAGGGTGATACCAGTGCCCGCCTGAATCCATCGGGCACCCGGCAAGGACGATTTGCTGGTAACCCATGGCAAGCGCCGTATAGACGCAGAAAAGGGCCGTGGAGCCGTGCCAGAGGATATCCTCCATGTCGTAGTCGGACTGAGGTATGCTCCAATCGAAGTCGAATCCCCGCATTGCGCCCAGTGTGTGTCGCTGAGGCCCGGACCTCCATTTGTCGGGCAGATGTTCCGCCCACCAGACGGATTCCCCGCAATCAACATTTCCCCAGTGGTCAACGACGTCGAAGAGGTTGATTGAGCGGCCTATCGCGTAGACATCATGCGGAATATCGAGGGCGCGGAAAGCCGCAACGTCACCTTCCAGGCTCCATGCGTCCCCGCTTATGAGCACGGTAGGGTGAACCGTTTTCGGCTTCCGTTCCGTGTTGAGTACGACTTCCACGATTTTTGCCCCTTTAAACGCAAAAAAGCCGGACCCCGATTTCTCGGAAGTCCGGCCTCTCTGGGCTCTATGGATTTGATTTTTAAGGCGCTACGTTCGCGCTCTAGTTTTACCTTAACAAACTACACTGCGGAAGTGCTCCGCTTTAACCTCCACCAGTATTTGCACGTTCCACCCGCATTGGCTTCAGCCGGGTCTCTCCTGCCATTAGTATAATCCGTAATTGCGACGTGCTCATTGGCGCAATTATCTGGACTGCATGGTTTCTCACCAAATATCGGATTAAACCACACGGTTGCGGGCATGTAGAAGCTACAGCGTTTGCAAGTGTGAACGTTCTCATCTTCCGATGTTCCAAGGTCCGGACGTTTTGACCTTACAAAGTTAACATCCGCTTCGCCCATCCTTAAAAGATGGTCAACGGCAGCGTGACTATATTTCCCCGGTTCCGCTAACACCTTTTCCTTGCATCCGGGGTGGAAGTAATGAGTGTAAGCGTAATAAATCCCTACACTATAAGACTCCATCTCAGATTTAGGGCTTCGGCCTTCACAAAATACGCATTGGGCAGTAACCCACTTACCAAATATTTTTAGCATCTCGCGTCTCCCTTCACGCTCCCTTGTTTTTTGCCAGCAGGCGGCAGGGATTACCGCTTTTCGGGTGCGCTCCCTAGCTGGCAAAAGCTACTGTTTGCGGATCGACATCTTAATTTCCTGTATCCTTGCCTCCCCGTATAGCCGAATCACGTTGTTGCACTTCGGGCACTTGATCTCGACATAAACTATCCGCCCTCTCATGAGCAGGCGGTTGCAAATCGGGCAACGTATCTCTTCCATTGCACCTTTCGTTCCGTTTGTCAAGAATATTCATCTTTCTATAAACTGAAAATGATGCTAATGATTAAAGGTTTTGCCCGGTATCGGTCCCCGCTCCGGCCGTGTTTTCATAAAGGGACCGCTCCAGGCCAACTTCCTTGTGCACCATCTCCTGATGCGTCTTCCCGAGTTCGATAAGCTTCTTCTGATTGTCGAGTTTGATGCCTTCGAGCTTCGCCGCCTCCTGTTCAAGAAGGAGCTGTTCTTTTTCCATCTGGAGTTGCGCCATGGCTTGCTGTTGCTGGGCCATCTGCTGCTGCATCAACATTTGCTGTTGCTGTACCGGGTCGACCTGCGGCGGTCCTTGCTGCGGGTTGTTATCCTCTGCAATCCCAGGAGGCAGGTATTTCTCAATCCGTTCTATGAATTCCTGCGATCCGGGAAGATCCAGGCTTTTAACCACAATCGGGGCGGTCCCCATGGCGACTTCGGGCGGAAGCGTTTTCTGGATCTCCATCATGCTGGTGGAAGCTTCCTGGCGCTGCGTGGTGTAGCTTGGGCCTATGGTGACTGCGGCATCGTATTTACCTATTGCAAAGTCGTGGAATTTCGGCTCCCCGGTCTTTTCGTCCGCATACTCCTGGTTGATCTTGACCATCTGTTCGGCTCCGTCCGGGCCCAGGATGCGGACAATCCGAGCCGTGTCGTAAATGATCGGGGCAAGATCGAGAAAGACTTTGCCGGTGTACTTGAGCGCCCGAGCCAGGTTGTTTGTGTAGGCGTAGTTTGCTACATCGCCCTCGCGTTGCCTCGCCATGACCGCGATACCCGATTTTTCGTTGCTCCTCTTCCCCAAACTGGCCTGCTGCAAGCCGGTCGTATCGTGAATTTCTTGATCCGCCACCATCATTTCCGACTGGACGGCGGTGTCTACTGTTCCGGGAAGCTGACGCTGGGGAGCGCCAGGGTATTTCGGGTCGACATTGAAAAGCATGTAATACCGATCTTCTATGTGCGCATTGTTCCACATCCACTCGTGGCCTTGGATCATTGCCGGGGTCAGAAAGTAGGGGGATGGCTTGGCAAGAGCCGTGCGCTCGGCGCTCCAACTCCTGCTGAGATTGTATAGCCTTTGCGGGTCTTTTGCGTGGCGGATGGCACCCCGGTAGATGCGCTTTTTATCCAGCACCAACTCTTTGCCCCACAACAAAACGATGGGGTAGAACCGCCCCGGTATTTTCGTCGGCCCCTCAAGGGTTTGCGTGCCGATAAGCTTTGTCCACCATATTTCATCCTTGGTGGTCTTCCGATCCCGCACCTGGATATACGGGTTGCGCTCGTCTTGGTCCGGCAGAGTCTTCACAATTTGCCGGGTTCCATCTTGGAACTCTATTTCGTAGAGCATGCTTGAGACCGGAATTTTGTAAAAATACTCGGCCACCCGCACATAATCCGGCGTTATCCAGTCGGCAGCAGCTTCTTTGTTATCCCATTGCGAATGATCCGCGTCGGGGTAGGTGGCCTCGAATGTTTCCCGCGGGATGTCCTCCACAACGAACATGTATCTCCCGTCCGAGTAATCCCATTTTTGGGCAAGCGGGTCGGGAAAGACCGAGAAACGGTTCAGGATGCGTTCAATCCTGATCTCCTGGTCGAACGTCTCGCTATCGGAATATTCCGTGAGGACTCGCCATGCTCCCTTGCCGCATGAAACAGCCGAATCCGATGCGGTGTCATAGGCCACTTCCGCGTCGGACTGCTGTTCAACGTGGCGGAATAGACCCGTCATGACTTCCGCCGTGTCCGGATCGGCGCTCCCATCAACAGGGATGAACCTAACCTGTGGCCGGTTCTGCAACTGATCGCCCACCACCTGATCGATGAAAGACGGGAGCTTGTTTATTGTGAGGCATGGCTTGCCCTCCCTGTCGGCTAAAAGGGTAGGGTCCCATTGATCACCGGCGAGAAAGTTCAAGTCTTCCAGCATTTCGGCGTGGAGGTCGGACCATGCGGACTCGGCTTCCTCAAAGTGTTTCTTGGCAGTAGCCAGGATATCTATTTCCGATTCGGGCATTTTGGGTTGTCCCCCGCTATTTCGCGCCACGCTCCCGACCGCCAGGCGGTAAAATGTGAGGGGCAATAAAAAAGCGGCAAATCAGATGGTCAGGCACCTGACTGCCGCTTTTTCATTCTTGCGCCGGATCTAAGGTTGGCCGACCTCAGACCTGGACCCCGTTTTTACTTGCTCAGATTGAATTGCTCCTCCGCATCCTCCTAGTAGTTCGCCATCCAGCCGTTGGGACCGCCCCGCGTGCGGATTTTGTAAAGGTTTGGATTCGACTTCGGATGATCGACATAGCCGACAGCGAAAGTAATAAAGGCATCCGACCCATGTGAGCAATT